CTATAGTACTAGAGCTATCATCCCAAGTTCGCATAAAGGCTTGCATATCAGTAGCGTTAGCATCAGTATCATCAATAAATACTTGAGTTACAGAAGTAAAGGTAGCATGGTCAAGTCTAAACTTACCAGCACCGGGGTCCGAATCTGTTGTAGTAGTACTAAATTCATATTCAGTTCCCCCTCTAAATCCTGTTCCTGTAATACCTTGCGAACCTTGAGAACCACCAGTTACAGTACCAGCAGTACCTTGCGAACCTATTCCACCTTGTGTTCCTTGTGTTCCTTGCGTACCTGTAGTTCCTTGAGCACCAGTAGTTCCTTGTGCTCCAGTAGCTCCTTGTGTACCAGTGGTTCCTTGAGTTCCCGTAGTTCCCTGCGTTCCCGTAGTTCCCTGCGTTCCTGTAGTTCCTTGCGTTCCTTGTGTTCCTTGCGCTCCAGTAGCTCCTTGAGTACCAGTAGTTCCTTGAGTTCCATCAGTACCTTGAGTACCTGTAGTTCCTTGAGTTCCATCAGTACCTTGAGTACCTGTAGTTCCCTGAGTACCAGTAGTTCCTTGAGTTCCTGTAGTTCCTTGAATTCCCTGAGTTCCTTGTATACCTTGAGCACCAGTAGTTCCTTGAGTTCCAGTAGCACCTTGCGCTCCTGTTGCACCTTGAGTCCCCGTTGTGCCTTGTGTTCCAATAGCGCCCTGAGTACCAGTAGTACCTTGAGTTCCTGTAGTTCCTTGAGCACCGGTAGCTCCTTGTGTTCCTGTAGCTCCTTGAATTCCTTGAGTTCCTTGTGTTCCTTGAGTACCAGTAGTTCCTTGAGCACCGGTAGCTCCTTGCGTTCCTGTAGTTCCTTGGGTCCCCGTTGTTCCCTGTGTTCCAGTAGCGCCCTGAGCTCCCGTTACTCCCTGAATACCTTGAGTGCCTTGAGTACCTTGAGTTCCTGTAGTGCCTTGAGTTCCTGTAGTTCCTTGAATTCCCTGAATTCCTTGAGTTCCTTGAGTTCCTGTTGTACCTTGAGTACCTTTATCTCCTGTCCTATTAAATTCTAAAACACACTCTTCAGCATTACTAAAGGGTGGGTTTCCTGAACCTTCTACAGGAGTAACTGTTATTTTATAATAACCTGTTTCATCTGATATAGCGGTTACTTGCATTGAAGCATAGGAAGCATCACTTCCATCCGCTGATTGTATAATAATAGTACCTTTAATGGTACTAGAAGAATCGTCCCATGTTGCATACCAATCGGTTTGTGTAGTACCGTCAGCATCATTGTCGTCTATATATAATTCTGTAACTGAAGCAAAAGTACCATGATTAAATCTAAAGATTCCTGCTCCGGGGTCTGCCTCGGTAGTAGTAGTAGAGAAATCATATCTTGTACCTCCTCTTATTCCATCAGTTCCTTGAACTCCTTGAGTTCCTTGTGTTCCTATAGTTCCTTGAGTTCCCTGAGTTCCTGTAGTTCCTTGAGCTCCTGTAGTTCCTTGAGTACCTAAAGTTCCCTGAGTTCCTTGTGTTCCTTGAGTTCCGTCAGTTCCTTGAGGTCCTGTTATTCCTTGAATACCTTGAGCACCTTGTGGTCCATCAGCTCCTTGAGTTCCTTGAGTTCCAGTTGCGCCTTGAGGTCCAGTAGCACCTTGTGTGCCTTGAGTTCCTTGAGTTCCAGTTGCGCCTTGCGTACCAGTAGTTCCTTGCGTACCTGTAGTTCCTTGTGTGCCTGTCGTTCCCTGTGTACCTGTAGTTCCTTGTGGTCCATCAGCTCCTTGAGTTCCTTGAGTTCCAGTTGCGCCTTGAGGTCCAGTAGCACCTTGTGTACCTTGAGTTCCTTGCGCTCCAGTAGCTCCTTGAGTGCCTGTAGCCCCTTGTGGGCCAGTAGCACCTTGTGTACCTTGCGTACCTGTAGTTCCTTGTGTACCTGTAGCTCCCTGTGTACCTGTAGTTCCTTGAGTACCTGTAGTTCCTTGAGTACCTGTAGTTCCTTGAGTTCCATCAGTACCTTGAGTACCTGTAGTTCCTTGTGTACCTGTAGTTCCTTGAGTACCTGTAGTTCCTTGAGTTCCTTTATCTCCAGACTGAACAAACGTAATTACACAATCATCACCATTAGTAAAATAACTATTACTATCAACATATTGTACTTGTACTTCTTCATATGCTGTAACGCCAGTACCTCCAGCTACATTAGCTCCTGTAATATTAAATGTAACCCATGTAGTAGAATCATCTGTTTTAAATATTCTTAAATGTCCTCTAGTTGTGCTATCACCATCATCTAATGAATCGTTCCAAGCACTTACATCATCAGTATTAATATCATAGTCTGAAATTCCTACCTTAGAGATTAAGCCATAATTGGGTACACCACCACCACCGGGTAGTGTTATATTAAATCCATAATTAGTTTGGCCCGGAGAACCAGCAGTAATATCGAAACTACTGTAATTAAATTCTATACTGTTACCACCAAAAAGTCCCTGTTTTCCCTGAGTTCCTTGGGTTCCTTGTGTTCCTTGCGTACCTGTAGTTCCTTGAGTTCCAGTTGCTCCTTGAGGACCTTGTGTTCCTTGCGTTCCTTGAGTACCCGTAGTTCCTTGCGTACCTGTTGTGCCTTGAGTTCCAGTTGTACCTTGAGTGCCAGTAGTTCCCTGAGTTCCTGTATTCCCTTGAGTACCAGTAGTTCCTTGTGTTCCCTGAGTACCTTGAGTTCCTGTGCTTCCTTGACTACCTTGAGTTCCCTGAGAACCTTGAGAAGACGTAGCTCCTGTAGACCCTTGAGTACCAACAGACCCCTGTGCACCCGTGCTTCCCCCACTTCCTTGAGTACCTTGTGAAGCGGTACCGACACGTGACTCTACGTAATTTTTGTTAGCACCATAATTGGTCTTACTTGATAATATATTTGCTGGCATAGGTGGGGACCCGTTTTAAAATAAACTTAAGTGGAGGGGAGCTTAGGGCGCCCCCTCCTGTTCGCCCTTAATAATTACCTATCTAACCTGAGTTATAGATAACTACACCGGACGCTGGGTTTACAACCTTCAATCCGTATCTCATCGACATGTAAGAACCGACAATTCCGAAACCGGGGTTTGCCTCTTCTACAGTCAATGGCCTTCTCTCAACATAAGCCATAGGCTTCACAGATTCATCCCATACAAAGTATCTATCTGGAGGACACCATGCATTGACGTATACACGCAATCCATATATGCTTCCAATTAGACCTGTGATTGAGGTTCTCTCTACGGGTGTATCAAGAACGTATCTGCCGCTGTTTGCTACCGCGGTTGTGAAGTCTGCCATGTTAAGGATGGTCTTGTAGTGACCGGGGGAAATTAAAAGAGCTGTTGGGTTGTACCCGTGACCTCCAATAAATTCCATCGAATCCGTTATTTTACTCAATGTAACTTCTCCTGCGGCACCGGTATCTTCAACGTAGTGACTTCCAGTCAATACTGCGTCAGATGTGTTACCATAGGAGTAGATACGTCCGGAGTTAACAGTTCCGCCGCTTCCGAGGAAACCACCATACTGAGCATCTGCGAAAGTTGTAATAACTGCTTCCGTAGTTGCTGCTACGATTGAGGTTCCACCAGATACACCGGTTTTTAATGTTGAATCTCCGACACCGAGTAATCCATAAACAACGTTCTTTGTAACGTGTCTATCAACTGCTCTTCGTGCTTCGTTCAAAGCCATTTCTACTTCGTTGAATCTTGAGTCTTCTATCATTCTTCGGGTTACACCTACTGCAAGTCCCCACTCATCAACGGACACTCTCTCGGAGCGTAAGTTGGTGTGTTGGTACTTAGGAGTGTTTCCTTCGTTGATTTCTTCCATACCCATTGAGGGTTTTGCGAAGGTGATATCAATATCACCGCCGGTGTCTGTAGTCATAGGGTCGCAGAACATTGACAATGCAGGTAGGTCTACAACTTTGTAGTCCTGAATTGCATCTTTATAGTCAATAAGTACACGTTCGCCCACGCCGCCATCTGCCGCTCCTGTATTTAGGGTCGTCAGTACACCGGGTGCTAAATTTGAGTTTAATGCTGCCATGTTTTATGTTCTCCTTATAGCCCCTGATACAGTATACGTTGTAATGTAGCTGCACCTGAGTGCGCACCACTTGGGTCAATATAATAACCGATTGCGTTTGCTGCTGAGGAAGCTTGTCCTAGGTTACCGTCAGCTAATGTAGCTACACCGTCTCCTCGTCCAATCGTTCCAGAACAGTACGCATTGATTATAATACCGTGACCTGTTATGATACTTGCTATATTTCCACTGGTTACCGTGGTCAGAGCAAAACCTAGTGGTTTTGAGTTTGCTGCTGCGAAAGTATCTATTTCTGCATCGGCTCCCATCTGAACAGGGTATCCTGCGGTAATTGTGCTGCCAGCTGTGAATGGTAAAATTCTTGCTGGTGCACCAC